CAATAACATTACCTTGTTCTGTTCTTCTCTGTAAAGATGCTGTATAGCCTAGCTGAGAAACTTTTATATCCTGTGCAGTATCGTTACTTGTAAGTTTTGCTCTGAATTGAAATCCTCTACCTTTATAAGTTCCGTTAGCAAAAGTTTGAAAGTCAGTATAAGTAGGAGATCCAGATGGGTTATCTTGTGTAACTCTTACTAACATTTCAGCATTGACTTCTGTAGCTGTAAGTCCATCAAAGTCTGTAATATCATCAATCAAACCTCTTGAATCAAATAAATCTGATGGATAAAAACCTTCTGTCAAGAAATGACGTTTTAAATCAAGGCTAAATACACCACCTAAATCTAAAGTATCTCCACCAGCAGTTCCTCCAAAATCATAAGTACCTTCTGGTACGATCCCACCAAAATCATCTAAAGAAGCTACAGCGTCTAAATCTGTGATGTCATCAAAATTACCTCCACCAACTAGGTTCAGCGTATTTGTAGTTGCATCAAAAGCAACATTCGTTTTTGTGCCTTGAAATTTAGGACTATCTAAATCTTCTCTCCTTGTTTGAGTAACAAGTGGAGCTAAGTTGTCTGGCAGTTCAAGAATTACACTTGTTTCTCCTGCACAAAATCTACCACCATCATCTTGAAATTTTAAAATATATTCGCCTTCAAGATATGGAACTTCCGCAGATGTAGTAGCACCACTAAGAGCTTGAATTAAGTCAGTACTATTAGTAAATGTGCCAGTACCATCGGTCAGAGGAGAATGTCTAACATACACCCTACCTCCATGAGTAACATCAATATCTGTAGAGCGATTCCAACGTAATCTTACTAATTTTTCATTTATTGGTTCGGCTGATAATCCAGTAACATTTGATGGTAATGCAGTTTTTCCGACAGCAAAAAAAGTCAAGTCAGCAGAAGTCGCACTTGTTTGTAATGCAGCATTGTAACTGAATACTTGAAACTCATATGTTCCAATATCAGTATTAAATATCTCAAAATCAGGAGAAGATACTGTAGTAGAAATAAAGTTTCCATTATTGAATCTATAGTTAACCTGATATTGCGTAACACCAACAATAGGTTGCCAGCTAACGATAAGTTTAGATACTGCCTGATTATTTATTTCAACTATTTTTTCTTCGGCTTGGAGAGCAGTAGGAGGGTCTTTAGGAAGATTTAGTATTGATACTGTTCTTGTTGGTAAAGTCGCACCATCTTCAATAAATGCATACTTTTCATTTACATAAGATAAAGCTGTAATTGCATAATTTATTCCGTCAGATTCTTCTACTGTAATTACTCTAAATTTTTGAGCTTGAACTGTGTCATTTTGTAATAACCAAACTGTATTAGGATTTGGAGTCTGAGAAAAAGCAGAAGATACTGTTATAACTGCCCCTGAGACACTTGATACTGACTTGGTTTCAACAGTTCCATCAGGTAATATGACACTCAATGTTGGATTGTTTGTTGTTGGTAAATCGGTTGCAGCAGAATCATCTACAGTTATCTGCGTGGTTGTAGCAGAACTTACTCTTCCACCTCTTCTTAATCCAGAACGAACAGGATCAGCAATATCAATAACAGCACCAGGTCTTACAACAACACCAGAATCTATAGAAGTTGCAAATGCAACTACTTCACTTTCATTTTGTTCAGTAAATAAAATAGCTTTTGCTAATCTTCTGGCTTGACCTCTTGATGTACAGGCAAAACCTTTTACCTGTTTAATAATTACTCTCTACTATCCATATTGAAATAAGAAACAGAAATTACAGTATTTCTTGTTTTTAATCCACTTCCTGAGTAACTAAAACCTTCTTCAGTTACATTTGCTAAATTAAATAAATAGCTTGCATCTTTTGGACTATCTTGAGCAAGGAGAATACTACCAGCAGACCATATTGGCATACATCTCATTACACCAGCTAACTCATTTATCAAATCAAATGCTTCACTTGAAGATTGAATATTTACATTGCAACTGAATCTAGCTTCCTGTCCTCCGAATCCATCATCAACAAGAGTATTAGCAAACTTACTTGCAGTAACAAAAGAGAATAAATCAAGAGAACTTTCTGTTATATGGTTGCCGAATCCATAGCGAGTGTCCAAAAGTAAGTCCAGTAGCACCATGCTTGGGCACGAGCACCATTGGGCAGCACCCATAACTCCATTGAAAATATATCCGTCTGGGTACACTATCCTGCCTGTTGCACTGTCCACACTTGGAGTACCCGAACTATTTGCACCAGCACCAGGAATCCTTACTTTTATTCCTCTAATACGATATTTTCTACTAGGTATTGATTGAAACTGCATAGAGTCCAATCGAAGAGAGGCATAAGCACTATTAGCATAAGTATTAGAATCATCAATTATTTCAGCAAAACTTGTCCATTGAAATGCGTCTTGTAAAGTTGAATCTGAACTATCAGCAGTAACTCTAGTTACTCTTATATCGACAGGGAAAGCACCTGTAAAGTTTATTCTGTAATCTCTTTGGTACGCATCAGCCGTTCTTCCTGTAATTGTATCAGAGATAATATCAGTAAAACCACCAGAATTATATTGAACAGCAATCTTTAATGAAACAGATGATCCAAGTAAATCTCCTTTATCTGTTGCTTTTTGTATCTGAGGAAAAGTTATGGTGATATTTGCAGCATCAACATTTGAATTTGTTATCTGTCTTGTAACAGGAGAAGATTGAGTAACAGTAACTCCTACTGCTGTGATAGAAGAACTACTTTCAATACCTTCAACTTTTGTCTGACCTGATGTACCAAAACGAGGATTGAATGTTACATCTTGAAAGTTAAAATCAATTGTAGTTGGAGAAGCAGAATTAGCTGTTGCTTTTAAAACAGGTGTGTCATTCAGGAATACATCTTTTAATGCAGCATTATTGTATGCGGTTGTTCCTTTTGTAAGTCCTTCTTTTGAAGCAGAGGCAAAACCTTCTATCTCTCCTTCTGAAATAAGATCAAGGAAAGTAGCAAACTGCCTACTGTGTAAAGTATCAGGAGTTCTTGTCGGTTGAGGGGGAGGTGGAGGACTACCGCCACCAGAACCAATAATATTTTTTGGTGCGTCTGTCATGCCTGTACCTGTTGGGTGTCGATTGAACCACTGATAACCACTGACCCGGTCACGATTTCTCCATAACAAATTGGTACAGGTGTACCAGCCCGTGATGTATTTTGCGTACCAGAAAAACTAAATGATAATTGTGGATCTTGCTCTGACTTAAATTCTTTTGGTTTTGGCATAGGAAATAACATTTCACTTACACCTGTTAATGCTAAATTAGCTCCTACAAGAAGCATAGTTTTAGATAAGAAACCAACTTTTGCAAGTGATCCAGCTTTTATACCTGCTGCCAAACCTATATTTCCTGCTGCGACAGGAACAAAAAACGCACCTGCAATAAGAGCAGCACCTAATAATACTTTTCCAAAACCTCTACCAGCACCACTAATAACAGGAACAATATGTATATCTTCCTGTCCTATTGGGTGGTGTATTTCTTCTTTATCTACTGCATAATTACCAACTTTTACCTGATAATATTGAGGATTCATATATTTTTCTACCTGCGGAAAATTATTAACAAGAAAACTAACTGCCTTTGCAAGACTATCTACCTTTATTTCAAACTCTTTATGACCTACAAACTCTGCAAGTTCTCCATATAGCTTTAACTTACGCAACATAACGATACCTACCTCCTGTGCATTTTAACAACCATTGAGAATAAGGCTCTCTACAAGATAGTCTATCGGTTAAATGATGTAAAACATCCCCATCTAAAAAAATAGCTACATGATTTAAACCAGTAGAACCAATAGACATTAATAAAGCATCACCATTGATTGTTTTTTCATCTGGTCTAAGTTCTCTAAAACCTGTTCTCCATGCACAACTTTCAAATAATGGATTATCAACAAACTCTTCTGGTGTTATAGGTCTATCCCAATCTTTCAGTTCAATATTTTTTTCTTCTTTATACCAATCTCTTACTAAAGACCAACAATCGGTAACACCCCAAACCCAAGGTCTACCAAGTAAAGGAGGTTTATATCCACATGGCTCATAATATCCCCATTTTTCTGTTTTAGGATTAACAATATGCCATGGAAGATTACTACGTTCACAAGCAATTTGATCTGCCTGACTAGCAACAGGAGGTGTTACAGGATGACTATGAACAATAGCTGTTATCTCTCCTAAATTATCTGCTTTTACATAATCCTCTGGATCAAGAATAAAACATTGATGATCTGTCATTGATAAATTACGACAAGGATAATATCTTTGTTTTCCTCGAATATTTAACAATAAACCACAAGACTCTTTAGGATCTTGGTCTTTCGCATGAACAAGTGCTTCTTCTTTCCAATTCATGC